CAGTCTCAATTTCCAAGAGGATGTTGTCAATATTGACTGTTAACTGAAGTTCAGCAGATTCAAGAAACTGGTAATAGTGTTTTAGAAATATAGAAAACTGTGGGTGATCTTCAGCAATGAAGTCAGGTAGCTGTCCATCAATTTGAGTACTGAGTTTATTCTCTAGTTCTGGGGTCCAATTTAAATCAAAGGGGGCCATAATTAATAACTCGACGGGGCAACATAATTAGTGTTTGTAACATAACCAGTTGAACCTCCAGAACTGTTGACTGCAATCGTATCTTGTCCTCCTGCAATTGTCGTATTCACAAGATCAATTTCAACAATCTGATTTCTCTGACCCACAATATCGTTAGAAGATGGTGTTGCAGTTAACCGTATAGCAGAGGATGTACTATTATCAACATTAGATACAGTTGTTATATAAATTGGATTGACTGAAACTAAACCTGATGTATAATTTATAGTCCCAACAGTTGAGGAATAATATGTTCGTACACCATTAACCAAATAGTAGATGCGAAGGTTCCCTGCGCCATCATCATCAAAGAACATCTCATTTGTATTATCCTGTATATAGAAACCCGTTGATGCAACGATACCACCTGATGAAGAATTGTGACCAGAGTGTGGATTGTATAGTGCGTTTCCAAAGGGGACATTGAAAGAAAATGAACCAGACGTACTTGGTGTATAAAGTGAAGCAAGAGATACTGTAGTAGTATTGTTTAATATTGAAATATCACTAGCATCAATCAATGCAGCAAATTGCGAGTGTCTAAAAACAGAGTTGAATATTTTCAAGTAATCATTATTATAGTTTGTAGCCGTGTTGGTCACAATTGTTTCCAAGGACTCTTTACTGCTGGTTGTTGCGTTACTATCATATTTAAAGTTAATGCTAAGAATAAGATTTAGAACTTCTGGGTCTACGATGACAGGAGTGATTGACGCAACCGTATAGGGAGACAGGCCTGTAACCAACTGTGATTTCTGAACCTCATTCAGATTCAATCCCGTTGTTGATTTGACACTAATGAATACCTTGCCATATTCTGCAACTTCTGATACACCAGTGACACCATTGTAGGAACCATTCTCTCCACCCCAAACAGAAACCGTTTGAGTGTTTGCAAAGAGTTGTTTGACATAAGTTTTGTAATCTTCTGTTGTGACACATCGTCCTTGTGATGCATAGTCTAGGGGTGCGTTATATTTGATAGACTCCATAGACTCTGGTTCAGAACCACCGGCAGCATTGGACACTGTTCTAATATTGATACTGCTGACAGTATCAATTGCAGCTGAGCTGGCAAAGACTGCTGCACTATTTGCAGCACCCTTATTGGTAACAACATAATTCATTATGACAATATTACCATCCTCTAATGCACTACCTAAAACACCATCACCGAAATATATTTCATACTTACCATCCTCAACTTCTTGTAGGAAATAAACATTAGAGGTAGAAGTTAGTGCAGCAATGTCTGTTGCTAAAGTATATGCAGTTGTTGTACTATCTGATGCAGAGTTTTGTGCCGTAACGGAAAGAGTTGTTGTATCTACTCTAGTATTGTTAATAAGAAATCTCTGCTCAACATTCTGAGTATCAGCAGTGTATCTACTTGAAACATAACTGCCTTCAGATATTGATACGTCACTGAATAGAATGTAAGACCCACTATTAGTCGAAGTCACATCCTCTACAGTTACGAATTGATAGGATGTATCACCAACACTAGATGTGAAGACTGTACCCGCAGGCATAGTTGCACTGGTGTTGGATGTATTCAGAAAGACATCAATAGTTGCTTTTGCAGCTGTAGCAGAACGAGTGGTGTATCCCAAAGTCTTTGCATGTGAAACTACACTCGACCTCAACTGTGAGGAGTCAAGGAACATTTCGTTTGCAAGCATGTTCGCATTGAAACCAAGATAGTGAGTGTTGTATGCAAGGACATCTAGGAGCGCACTAAGACCAGAACCTTCGAAGTCATAGTCCGTGAACTCTGTCTGATTTCGCATAAAGACTTTTAGATTATCTTTAACCTCATCAAAGTCAAATTCTGTTACGCTGAGTCTTTTTCTAGTTGCTGCCATTATCGTAATCTCTCTAATAGAACTTCCATATTCACAAGTTCTGTGGGTGCATTAACAACATAAAACTCAATAGTCACATCATATGCGTTGTTATCAAGATTGGGTGTAGCTCGAACTCCAACGAGTCTAACCCTTGGTTCAAAGTTATCAATCACCTCTTCAATCTTCATAGTCAGGATATATGCCGTGATCGGAGTCATAGGTTCAAACAGAATATCTCTCACACCAGAACCAATCTCTGGGTGAAAGGGTTTTTCATAGAAATTTGTTAGTACAAGATTTCTTACAGACCTCTTGACTGCTGTGAAGTCAGTAATTTTCGAAACATCCTTTGACCCAATCTTAGGACCAAAGAATAAATCAATATCAGAATACAACTGAGCTGCACGATCTTGACCTTGATATGTACCGTCAGTGTATGCGTCCTTTGCAGCCATGAGTATTCCTTTTTATTATATTTATACACTCTCTGCGGTGTTTTGTTTCATCATATAAGGTTTATTAAATCTCCAAACGTCTTTTGCATTGACACGAATGAATCGTTTGTTTGTTTCATTTGGGTTTGAGTTAGGAATAGTCACCATGACATTCTTACCCTTCTTAAATGCATCAATCTGATTTTTCATTCTTGCAAGATCGTTGTTCATATAATCTCTACGAAGAGATTTAATCACATCCTTATTGACGTTGTTGCGTTCACCCTTTGATGATTCTGTTTCTCTTGACTTTTTCTTTCCCATAATATAACTCCTCTAGGTTTGTTTGTATTTATGTCTTTACGTCAGCATTATAATTATCAAGGTAAATGTATGTAATCCGCGCCGCGTATCCTTTAAATTTTTTATTGCGAGTCTTGTCCGTATTTAAATACGTTGTCCTAAAAGCTTTGTTTCGAAAATTCTCAATTACTAATTTTGAAGAATTAAACTTATATGCAGCAACACTAGTAATATTGCCAGGATGATTCCCTTTAGGTTTTACTTCTGAGTATAGAACAGTAGCACTTTTGTCTTGGCCAAACGTGCTGGGGGATAGGCCTGCTGCATCATTTCCACCATCTACAATTGTTGCCATATGTGGTCCGTTAGGCTCCGCGTAGTATGGTGGTCGTTTTTCTCGATACCACATTATCCTTACCAATTGAAATTCTTCTTTATCCACAAACTTCTTGCCCAAATAGATGTCAGAGTCATCTGGTTCTACAAGATCAATATTACCATCAGGGGGAAAGACCACAACATTCCTGACATCTACAGGCTGATGTTTTAATTTTTTGATTTTTATTGAATCCCCAGAAATTTCCAATTGATTGAATGGAATGTACTCAGTAATATTTTTTCTCTTATTCACATGACCATCTGACTTCGGGGATGCAACATTAGAAGGACTGCCAGCTGGGGTCACCGTCACAACAGTTTTTTCAACAGATATTGTTTCTGTTTCTGTTGCAACCTTCATGGCACCTGAATCTGATGTTGGTGGAATTTCGTCAACCTTATACGCTTCTGTCTTTTCTTTGTTCTCTATAACCTTTGTCTCAACACTTTCATTTTGTTTTACCACAGATGCATCTTCTGTAATTGCTGCAACAGATGCTTGTTTTACTGCCGGGGGTTTCTCTACTGCTGGTTCAGTGCTACCTGAGTCCTTTTCAAGATTTGGAACAACGCTACATATGAGGTCACTTGCTAAAGCAGATGCAGAAACAAGAGTCTCTAGAGTCAGACCTTTAGATTCAATATCACTCTTAAACTCTAAACCAATTTTTGCAAGTGCAACCGCGTAACCTACACTGCCCGGAACCTGAGACAAAAGACTTGTTATCTCTGCTTGCAAGTTTAACTTGGGTAGAGTTGGTATCTCAATAGACTGAAGTTTATCCTTCAATCCAGCAAGTTCGTTCTGTGCCACGTCAAACGCAGCTGCAGCAGTAGAAGCGGCTTCATCAAGTTTTGCCGTTGCATCTGCCTTTGCATCACTAAGTTTGCTCAGAACGTCATTTAGTTCTAGACTAGCACCACATAAATTTGGAACTGAAAAATCAACCATACTAGTCTCCTACTCTATCCTTAATTTGGGGTGCTTGTTTCAGCACCAGACACACCAGCTGGGTCTGTATGAGTGTGTTGTGTAAGAGTGATTGCTCTAGCAGTGACTTCACTCTCTTCATGTTCCATTGTAATTAATCCCTTACCTGTGATTGTGTCAGTAAGTGTTCCGGCCACGGTTCTAACTGCGTTCGTTCCAACGATTTGACTCAAAGTTGTCTCAGAATTTATTATCATGTCCGTTGCTGATTTCATATTCAAAGTAGTACCAGACTTCAGAGACATAATCCCCGATATGGTTGACTGTGATATATTAGTTTTTGCGAGGACGGTGTAATTAGAACCCGTTGTCATAAAGATACCGTCACCCCCCTCGTTTGAACCCATCGTCTTGCCCGTGACATCTAAATCATATCCGCCACCCACAATTTGAATTTTAGATTTCTCAAAGCTTACAACCGAATCACCACCAACTCTGCCCTTGATATCATCGTTGATATTGAACGCATGGTTGCCGATAATCTCTTCCTCACGATTACCACCCGGCCCTCTAGGATGATCATCACTTGCTGCACCCACCTTGACACGATGATTCTTGTGTATCTTTTGAAAGAAGTCTCCTTCAATCTCCTGTATATAGTCTCCCTTGATGAGTTCGCGCACCGAACCCTCAACTGTGATGTTTTGCGAACCCTTGATAACGATGTTCTCGCTACCAATCACAATCTCGTAGTTACTTCCTATGATCTTGGTGACAACAGAGCCATCAGGGTGTATCTCTTCAAATGTTCCTGCCATATGCTGACGAAACATTCGTTCTGCGCCGGGACTGTCATCCACTTCTGTGATATGACCAGACTCAGACTCGAATACATGATTGTAAGGATACGCAGCAGAGATATAAGGGTTTGCCTTAGCAATGATACCCTTGGGGTCAGGCTCTTCCCAGAAACCTCGTGTCTCCTTTGCTGCTTCATCAGAGACACTTTCAAGATTTGGTTTGGTTGCAGTAGGAATGCCTGTTGCTTCCCCCTCATCATCATCAGTAGCAGGATCACCACGCAGACGTTCTGATCTACGGCCAATAAGGGAATTATGATTCTCTGATTCTGCACCTCTAGCTAAACGATTAGTATCAGGTTCGCCAATATTGTGGCCACTATGTTCTACCTCGCCGGGATAAGGGCCATAAGTAGGGGCAACTGCATATGGAGTTTGCAAAGAATCTTCTCCACGGGGATCATTAAACCCTGAGGCCGGATCAGCTGCTGAGTCAGGATTGCCCGGCAACGAACCCATGATGACAGGTTGTTGTCTTTCAGTGTCTCTAAAGAAACCAACGACCCACGAACCCTGCGTCAGAAAAGAAGGTGTGTGGCCTAATCCCTGCATAGAAGGATCAGTGACAGGATGCATAACGTGGGCCCACGGGAGATCAATAGTCTTAACCTGAGTCAAGTCCTCAGTGTGTCGTCCAAGCACACGAACACGAACCCTGCCAATCTGGGCAGGATCATTCCTGTCTTCAACTACACCAACGAACCAACTAAAACCATCTTTACCCATGAAATCTTGCATGGGACTATTTATAATAGTTAATGAAGG